ATGTGCCTGGCTAAGAAAGAAATATATAGGTTAGACATAAAAATAGGAGTAAAGGGAGATAGTGAAGCTAAGAAGAAACTATCAGCTACAGAACGATTTGTTACTCGTTCTGAAAAGAAAATGAAAGCTTTAAATAAGATTAAAGCTACTCCTAGTGTTAAATTAAAAGATAAATTATCAAGGCCCTCAGATAAAATCAAAAACAAGATGAAAAAAATTGATAAAATGAGGGCTAGTCCTAAAGTAAAAGCAAAAGATAAGGCATCACGAACAATAGATAAAATAAAAAGAAAAACAGATAAAATAAGTAAAGTTAAAGCTACACCAACTATCAAAATACGAGATCAAGCTACAAAGTCCTTAACAAAAATGGAAAAGAAAATTTCAGGATTTACTAAAAAAGCAAGATCTAAATTAATAGCACTAGCAACAGCAGGTGCAATAGCAGTTGGTGGATTTGGTATTGGTAGTAGTATAAAAACTTTTACTAACTTCGAACAGGGAATGAAAACTGTTCAAGCTACCAGTCAAGCTACTAATAATGAATTTAAACAACTTTGGCATAACGCTAAAATTTTAGGCGCTACAACTGCCTGGTCAGCTAAAGATGCAAGTGACGGAATGAACTACCTAGCTATGGCTGGATTTAAAACAAATGAAATAATTTCAGCTATGCCAGGGCTACTTGATTTAGCTTCAGCAGCAGGAAGTGACTTAGGCGTCACGAGTGATATAGTGTCAGATGCACTCACAGCTTTTGGACTGAAAGCTAAAGATACAACTCATTTGGCTGACGTTATGGCTAAAGCAAGTTCAACAGCAAATACAAATGTTGAAATGTTAGGAGAAGCATACAAGTATGCAGCAGCTCCAGCACATGCTTTTGGTATGAGTGCAGAAGAAGTTACAGCCGCATTAGCTAAAATGGCAGATGCAGGGGTTAAAGGTACAATGGGAGGTACTGCTCTTAGAGGTGCATTAACAAGACTTGCAAAGCCTCCAAAACAAGCAGCTGTATGGTTAAAAAAATTAGGAGTTAGCATAGCAGATACTCATGGTAAAATACGACCTTTTAATTCAATAATGGGTGATATGAGAAAATCTATGGGTAAACTAACTCAACAACAAAAACAACAAGCTGTAGCAAGTATCTTTGGACAGGAAGCTATGTCTGGAATGCTTGCAGTATTAAATACAAGTACTGAAGATTTTGAAAAGTATACTCAAAGTTTGAAAAAAGCAGATGGTACTGCAAAAGAAATGGCTAAAACTAAGCTTGATAGTTTAGGTGGACAATTTACTATTCTAAAAAGTGCTGTAGAAGGTATGCAAATTGAATTGGGAGAAAGACTTGCTCCTTATGCTAAGCAATTTGTTACTTGGTTGACAGGTAAAATTCCTGATATAACAAATGGAATAGTTAATATAGTTGATAAAATATCACATTTGGCTAATGAATTTAATAAACTTAGTCCAGCAACTAAAAAGTTTATTGGATTTTTAGCACTAGGAACATTAACAATTGGACCATTTATAAGAGGTATAAAAGGTATAATCTCTCTTGGATCTAGTGTAAAAACATTTTTCAGCCTATTTAAAGGTGCAACAGCAATTGCGACAGCTGCTAAAGGTGTAGGAGCTGCCACAACAGCTATGGGTGCTGCAACTGCAACTGCAACAGGAGCAACAGTTGCAGGCAGTGGAGCATTAGGTACATTATGTGCAAGCTTGGGAGCAGTTGCAGGACCAGCTGCTATTGCTGTAGGAGTAATTGCTGCATTAGGATATGGTGGCTATAAATTAAAAAAACATTTAGAAGCTGATGCAGTGCCTGCGGTCGATTTATTTGCAGATGCAACTAAAACAGTTGCTTATAGCTGTAAAAGTGCAAATGGTACCATAATTAAAAGTTATGGGCAAACATCTGTAAAAATATCGGAAGCTACTAAAAAAGCTATTGGTTCATATCTCGAATTAGACAAAAATACAAGTAAATCTCTAACTGATATAAATGCTAATAGCGTAAAGTTTACAACAGATACTAAAAATGCAGTAATTAAAAACTTTTCAGATATGGTAAATAAAAGTAGCACTAAAGGAAAAGAGTTAAACTCTAAGATGATTAAGGAATTTAGCAACTTAGTAAATAATACAACTGTTGTTTCGGAAGAAAATAAAACAGCTATTTTAAATGAGTATACCAGTATGGTTAATGGATGCTCTAAACTTACTAAGAAACAAAAAAATGATACTATTGACAATTTTCAAAAAACTTTAAAAGAAACAACAGGAATTACTAAAAAACAAAAAGAAACTCTAATAGCTCAATACACTGAGCTTGGACAACAAATTAATACTGGTTATGATAAGCAGTATCAAGAACGTAATACAAAATTACAAAACTTTTTTGCCAAGAGTAGCATTTTTACTACTCAAAGACAAGCTGAAATTTTACAAAGCGAAAAATATCACAATGAAGGTTTAAAAGCAAGTACACAAGAATACTGTGATAAAATCTCACAAATTATTCAAACAGCTAACAATGAACATAGACAATTGAGAGCTAATGAATTAAGTGATATAAAAATGTATCAAGATAATATGAGACAGAATGCTGTTGAAAGTTTAAGCAAAAATGAAATTGAAACTAAAGTTATTTTAGAAAGGCTAAAAAGTTACAATACACGTATTACGGCTGAACAAGCTGGGGAAGCAATAAAAAATGCAGAACAACAAAGAATTCAAACAGTAGATGAAGCAAACAGGCAATTTTTAGAAACAAAAAGTGCTTTTGAACAAGCAAGAGATGTAACTAAAAGTTGCACAGCAGAAGAAGCATCACAAGCTATACAAGAAGCAGAAAGAATGAGAAATGAAACTGTTCAGCACGCAAATGCACAGAAAGAAGAAGTTGTTAGTAAAATAACAGAAATGAATAGTGAAGTATCCCAGAATGTAAATACTACAACTGGTGAAGTTATATCTAACTCAGAAAGAATGCAGCAGACTTGGGATAATTGGAATCCCAAGGAACATAACTGTGTAGTAAATTTCTTTCATAATCTTTTTAGTAATGAAAAAGAATCTCCTAAACCTAGGAAGCAAATGACAAATGAAGAATTTTTAAAGATGAAAGAACAAGGTTATGCTACTGGAACAAACTATGCTACATCCGGAATACATGAGGTCGCTGAAAATGGAATTGAAATAGTAGCCGGAAGACAATTTAGGCTGTTTAATGGGGGAGAAAAAGTGTTAAACAATAGAGAATCTAAAAAAGTGCTAAATACAAACAATGAATCTTATGAAAAAAAATCAAAACCTCAATTTGCAATATCCCAACCTCAATTTGCAATGGCTGGAGGAGGAAATACAAATGTTAACGTAGATGTTAATAATGAGTTTAACAATGAAGCTGATATAGATAAAGTAGTAAAAGAGGCTGCTCAACAATTTGCATATAAATTAAAAGAGTCCCTTAAAAACATAAAATGATAATTTAAATCCTATGCAAATATGTTATAATGTAACAGAAAAGGGAGGGCTTTTATGAATAAAAAAAGAATTGTAACTATAGTATTAGTTATAATAGCATTTATAGTTGGATTTTTTGTAGGTGACAATTCTGCTGTAAACAGAATAAACAATTCAAATAATAACAAACAATTAACCCAAGAGGCAAATTCAACATCGACTCAGAATCAAGAAACTAAATCTAAGGTATGTAAAAAAGGAAATGAATCAACTTGCGGAGATTTCAGTTTGAAAATATTAGATTCTAAAGAAACAACAACAATAGAAGCTGGTAATAAGTCAGATAATAAAACTACAAAAGAAAAATTTATTGTATGTAAAGTTAGTCTTAAAAATATATCTAAGCAACCTAAACAATATAGATCAACTGACTTTATATTAGGTAATATGAAAGATAAAAGTCAATATACTATAAATGATGCTGCATTTAGTGCTATGAGTTCTGCAAATGGCAAAGAAACTATTTATAATAAAAATAATAATTTTGTTGGAGTATATAAAGATATCAATCCTAATACTTCTAAACAAACTTATTTAGTTTTTGAAGTTCCAAAGGATTTTAATATCGCAGATGGAGTATTAATATCTGGTGGTTCAGGAGAAACTACTGCATTTTATTTAAAATAACATTATATTAAAAGAATCGCTTATGCGGTTCTTTTTTATTTATTAAATAAAAGAGGTGATTAAACAATGTATGATGGTGAATTTTCAAGTTTATCTAAAGAATTTAGAAAATTAGATGATCCTGAATTAGATGTATATATTAAAAATATACATGATGAAGATTGTATGTTTTTTCATTTCCCTGTAAATCCAATTGATTCTTTAACTATTAACAGAAGTAAAAAGTTTGAAACCGTAGATTTAATTAACTTTGGAGAAGTTGATTTCAGCTCACCTGGTAAAAAAATAAAAGAAATAAGTTTTAATACTATTTTACCTGGAAGACCTGATAGTTTCTGTAGATACCTTGATATTCATAAAGCTGAAGATACAATAAAAAAATTAGAACAATGGATGGAGCAAAAAGAACCTATAAGACTAGTAATTACTAGATTAAATATAAATGAGTTAGTAATTATAAGTGAACTTCCAGAAGATATTCGTGCTGGTGAAAGTGATGATAAATATATAACTCTTACATTTAGAGTTTATCGAGAGCCTAAAATAGAATCATTACCTGTTATAAGCAATGGAAGTAAGCAAGTGCAATTAAAAAACAACAGACCTCAGAGGAATAGTGCTTCTGGAGGATACATTGTGAAACCTGGTGATACTCTTTATAAAATAGCTAAGAATAAACTTGGTAAAGGATCTAAATGGAAAATTATATATAATAAGAATAAAAACGTTATAGGTAAAAATCCAAATATGATATATCCAGGAATGAGACTGACAATATGATTTTAATATTAAATGATAAATATAAAATACAAGATTTAGATGAAGGAATAACTTTAAATGAAGCTATAGATGGTATAGCATATACAGCTAACATTAACATTATAGAAACATCAAAATTAGCTGAAATTAGGGTTAGAAAAGGTATGCCTATGGAAATTTGGGATACTAACTTTGAAACCCAAAAACCTATTCAATTGTTTAAAGGTATTGTATGGGATTTTAATAAATCTGGTAATATAGTTAAGCATATAACAACGGTTTGTAAAGAACGAACCGTTTATCTTGAACAATCAGAAGATGAATATCTTTTCCCAGATGGGATAACAGCCACTAAACGTATAGAAAAATATTGCAATGATTGGGGAATACCTTGTGCGTGGCTAGTTAATACAAATATAAAATTATCTAAAGCAGTTTATAAAAGTACTATCTTTGATATGATAAAAAAAGATTTGAAAGAAACTGCTCAAAAAGGTGGAGATTTGTATAATATTAGAATGTTAGATAAATTAAACATTTTAAAATTAGGAAGTAATAAAACTGTTTGGAAATTAGAAACTATAGCTGAAGATATTCAAGAACATAGTAGTTTAGAAGGAGCTATCACTAAAATAAAAGTTTTAGGACAAGAAAAAGAAGGTAAAAAAACTCCTATTATAGGAACATATATAGACTCTACTAACAGATATAACTATGGAACACTTCAAAAAATAGTTCAAGATGAAAAAATAAAAAATGGAACTGAAGCTAAGAAAAGAGCAGATTTATTATTTAATACAGGAAAAGATACTTTTACTGTAAATGGTATAGATATAAATACTATTAGGGCTGGAGATAAAGTAAGTCTTAATGGTGTTATTTTATATGTTATTGATGTAACTCATGAACTTGGACATCCTGGTAAAATGAATCTAAACTTAGGCAGTTTAGATTATATAAGGAGAGAATTTTATAATGACAATTTTTAATGACTTAGCAAGAGAACTAAAAGGTAGTACAAACAAAGCTCTTGGTAATGCTCTTTCTTCTTTAAAATTTGAATTGGGTACTATAACTTGTAGTGGAGTTAAATTAGATAATTTCAAATATGAAATTGGAGATTATCAAGTATTAGATTATTTGAAAATGAATGATGAATATACTACAGAACTAGCTGATTCTCACATACATACTTTTAAAACTCCTGATAATTTAAGACCATTAAAAGATGGAGATAGAGTTTTAGTTATACCAGTTGGAAATGAAATTATAGTAATTGGGAGGATAACATAATGTCTAATTTATTCCCAAAAGAAACTAATTTCAATACTATTAGTTTAGAAGATGTTTTGGATGCTAACTTAGACTGCAATGGATCATATGCATTCGATTTTAAAAAAGGTGAATTTGTAACAAATCCAGATGGAAGTATCGCTAAATGTGATGCTTTCCAAGCATACATACAGTGGTGTAATAAAGCAATATTAACTCCACGTTATAAACTCGCCTACGATGATTTATATGGTCAAGAATTTAAAAGTATTATTGGTTCAGGATTAACAAAACCAGCTATAGAACTTGAAGTAAAAAGAATGACAATAGAAACCCTAATGGTACATCCTAGAACAAAAGGTGTTACAAATTTTCAATTTAGATGGTCTATACATAAAGAAGAATTATATTACACATATGAAGTTTTAACTATAAATGATGAAAAAGCTATTCTTGATAACATAGTTAAAGTGAGGTGATACTGTTGGAAAAAGATTTTAATATACCGGATTTTTTACAGGAAGATGCTGATACAATACATGAAAGAATGCTAAAAAAAGCACCTCCTAATGTTTCTACTATACCAGGGGATTTTTTCTGGGATAATACAAGACCTACAGCTGAAGAAAAAGCCGAGTTAGTACAATTAAAATTACAAAATATATTAAGATTAGCTTTTCCACAAACAAGTTATGGAGTATGGCTTGAATATTTAGGAGAATGCAAAGGAGTTTTTAAAAATCCAGCAACATATTCTACTGGAGTAATTAAAATAAAAGGCAAACCAGGAACAATAATAGAAAAAGGAAAAGTAGTTGGAACAACTGCAAGTGATAAAAAAGAAAGTATTGAGTTTGAATTTACTGAAACTAAAACTATAGAAGAAAGTGGACTTACTACTATAAAAGCTAAATGTTTAGTTCCTGGAACTATAGGTAATGTACTAAAGGGAAATATAAATATTCTTTTTTCATCAATAAATGGAGTAGAGTCCATAACGAATGAAGATGATTTTTATGGTGGTACTGACATAGAAGATGAAGAATCTTTTAGAGAAAGAGTTGTAGCTGCTGATAAAGAAGAAGAACTGTCTGGGGCTGATACTGACTATATTAGATGGGCTAAACAAGTGCCTGGTGTTGGATATGCTTATGTTGATGCAGAATGGAATGGACCAGGTACTACTAAAGTGCTGATTTTAGATAAAAACGGTAAAACAGCTAATAAAGAGCTAATAGATAAAGTTCAAAAATATATTGCTCCTATAGTTCCAAAAGGACAAAACAGAGGCGGAAAAGCTCCTGTTGGAGCTACTGTTACTATAAGTACACCAAATATATTAACCATTAATATTTCAGCAAGTTTAAAATTCGATAAATCATTTAATTCACAAAATGTATTAAATGATTTAAGAAATAAAATAGATAAATATTTAAGTGGTATAAAATTAGGTGGAACTATAATTTATAAAGCAATAGATACAATAATAGGTTCTTTAATATTAAGTCATGAAGGTCTATTAGATTTTAAAAATTTAACTATTAATAATGATACACATAACATTGTTTTAAAAGAAGAAGTAGCTATTTTAGGTGAGGTGAAAAATATTGATAACATCTCCTAAAGGCAAAGAAATGATAAAACAAATAACCCCTATGTATCAAGATAGTAAAATAGAAAAGGCTATATACCAAGCTATAGGAAATGAATTTGACAATGCAGAATATTTGATAAATGAACTATTATTACAACTTTTTCCTCAAACAGCTACATGGGGATTAGTGCTTTGGGAACAAAGAGTTGGTTTAAATACTAATTTATCTGAAACACTAGAACAGCGTAGAAGAAAAGTAATAACTAAACTACAAACTAGATATCCTATAACTCCATTAGCAATGGCTAATATTTTAAAATCTTATACTGGTGCTGATATTAACATAGTTGAAAATGTATCTCCATATACATTTAAAATTAAATTAACTGGAAAAGAAGGGTTCCCTAGTAGTTTAAATAATCTATACAAAACAGTAAAAAAAATAAAGCCGTCACATTTATCAGTTGAATATGACTTGATTTCTATAACACAATCAAAAATATTCTTAGGAACATGTATGACTTTAGGTGAAGAAATAACAGTGTACCCATGGAGTCCTCAAAATATACAATCTATCGGTAGCGTAAACTTAGCTTTAGGAAACAATACAGGAACAGAAGAAATAACAGTATATCCAAAAGGAGATGATTAGATGTCGGAACAATTTTATACTATATTAACTAGCATAGGTAAAGCTAAAATAGCTAATGCAAGTGCATTAGGAAAAAAGTTAAACTTAATTAAATTTCAACTTGGAGATGGAGGAGGCTCTTATTACAATCCTACTGAAGAGCAAATAGAATTAAAAAATAAAGTTTGGGAAGGTAATATAAATTCAATTAGTGTAGATGAAAATAATCCGAATTGGATAGTTATACAAGCTATAATTCCCAGCGATATCGGTGGTTTTATGATTCGTGAAGCAGCTATATTAGATGATGAAGAAAATCTTATAGCTATTGGTAAATATCCTGAAACATATAAACCTGTTGCTAGTAATGGGAGTACTAAAGATTTAACGATTAATATGATATTAGAAATTAGCAATCTTTCTAATATTACTCTTAAAGTAGATCCGTCTGTTATAATTGCTACTCAAAAAGATATTAAAAGTTTAGAAAAAAAATTAGGGGACATTAAAATACCTGTTACAAGTGTAAATAGTAAAACAGGGGCAATTGAATTAAAAGCAAAAGATATTAAAGCTGAAGATGGTACTAATTTAGAAAAATTTAAAGAAGATATTAATTCGCAATATGAAGAAAAAACGAAACAAATTGAAGATATAAAAGCTAAAAATAAATTTCAAAATATTACTATACACATAAATACAGAAAATGGAAATGATGATAATGGTGGTTTAAGAGAAGAAGAAGCTATTAAAACAATTGAAAGATTAAATCAAATATTGGCATTATACACTCATTTAAAAGAAATAACACTTCATGTTTATGGAAACAATCCTGAATTTTGTTTAGTGTTAGAAGATTTTAAACATACCATTGTTAATCTTCACAAAAATAAAATACGTAAAATTTTTTTAAAGGATTGTGTTGATGTAAAAATTATAGGTGGAAATAAGTCAGAAGTCGGTTGGGTAGAATGTTACAGAAGTTATTCCAGGATTGAAGATATAAAAATCTATGATCGTGGAAGTGGTTACCTCTATGAAGAAAATGGATTCGCAACAAATTCAGCGTTTTCTATATTTGATTCAACATTATATTTAAAAAATATAACACTAACAGGGAAATGCGATACTATTGTTGATGCATTTGAAAGCACTGTTTTTTTATTGGAAGGCATAAAAGGTAATGATGTAAAACATTGGTTTACAAATAATCACAGTAATAATAATCATTTTGCAAGTTTATATTTTACAAACGAGTATTCAAATGTTATTGATGTAAAATACACGATTTCTAAATTTGAAACAATAAAAAACGGAGGTGAATATACAGAATGAAATTAATAATAAATAAAGAAATTTATAAAAATAATTTAACAGGTGAGCCCTTTAATTTTACAAAAATAATCAAAACTTCTAACAGTATATATTGTTATGTTAATAATAAAGAAATAATAAGTTTTGAAGATGTTGCGAATATGGATATATTTGAGGTTAAGGATGGAGAGTTTAGTTGCCCAGCAAAAACAAAAGAAGAAATGCAACAAGAAGTAAATGCTAAATTATTAAAAGATAGTGCGAACTTACAAGTAGAATTAGACAAGCAAAAAGAATTAAATGCTACGTTATTAATGCAAATAGCAAGATTAGGAGGTAGATAATATGTATAAATTTATAAAAGAATATTTTGATTTAAAATTATATACTATAGAAGATGTTAAGGTTTTTGTAGTCGCCAAATGGATAACTGGTGAAGAATTTAAAACTATAACAGGAACAGAGTATGTTGCACAATAGGTTGCTAATGCGAAGTAAAAATTAAATTTAAAGGCAATATATTAAGACTTTTAGAAGTCTTTTTTTATTGCTTATTTTAAAATTTTAAAATAAGGAGGAAATTTAATGAAGTGGGATAGAATTACTAGTAGCTTTGTAGCAGGAGTAGGAGCTTGTGTAAATCATTTTTTAGGAGGATGGGACACTATATTACAGACATTAATGCTTTTAATGATGTTGGATTATATAACAGGAATTATTTGTGCAGGTAAAGATAAAAGTTTAAGTTCTAGTGCAGGATTTAAAGGTCTATGTAAAAAGATAATAATACTTATAATTGTTGGTGTTGGAGTATCTGTAGATAATGCTACAGGTGCAAATGGGATGATTAGAAGTATGCTTATATTTTTCTACGCAAGTATGGAGGGTATATCTATATTAGAAAATGCAACTAGAGCAGGTGTACCAGTGCCAAAACAATTAAAAGAAACACTAGTACAACTTAGAGAAGGTAATAAAAAAGAAATACATAAGGAGCAGGACAAATAGTCTTGCTTTTTATTTTATAAAAAATATAGAAAGGAGTTTTGTATGTCTAAGCAAACAGATTTTATTGGAAAAATTAAAGATGCAGCAATAGAAACACAGAATAAATATAAAATATTTGCTAGTATAACTATTGCACAGGCTATATTAGAATCAGGTTGGGGTACAAGCAATTTAGCAACACATTATAATAATTTATTTGGCATCAAGGCACTTAGGGATTGGAATGGTCCTGTTGCCAATATAGACACTAAAGAATGGACAGGAAACGGAATAGTTACTGTTAAACAACCTTTCAGAGTATACTCTTCCTGGGCAGAAAGCATACTGGACCATACGAGATTTTTAAAAAAAGAATGGTATATAGAAGCTGGAGTTTTTAAAGCTACAAATTATATAGAACAAATAAAAGCAATAGTAGCTGGAGGTTACTGTTCTGCTCCAGACTATATAGAAAAGGTCGAAAATATTATTAAAAAATACAATTTAAATGAGGTGGATAATAACATGGAGATTATAAGAAAAATATCAAACTATAATCATTCTAGTGGAAACAATATAAAATTTATTGTAATGCACGATACTGGGAATTATAAAGATACAGCTTTAGCAAACGCTAATTATTTTGGAGGAGGAAATAGAAATGCATCTGCACATTACTTTGTAGATGAAAATAATATTGTACAAGTTGTGGAAAATTTTAATGCGGCATGGCACTGTGGAGATGGACATGGCAATTATGGAATAACTAATCATAATTCTATAGGAATTGAACTGTGCAATAGTGGTGGATATATAGCAGAAGCTACTATAAATAATGCTCTATGGTTAGTTAAAAACCTACAAGCTAAATACAACATTGATAATGACCATGTAGTCAGGCATTATGATGCTTCAAGAAAGAACTGTCCAGCTAATATGTCAGCAAATAACTGGGCTAAGTGGTGGGCATTTAAATCCAGACTAACAGGTAATAAAGTAGTAACTTTACCTAGTGCTTCCAATACACCTCTATGGAAATTATGTATAAATGGAGATATAGTTAGAATGTTGCAGCATGAACTAAATACTCAATGTAGTGCTGGGATAAAAGAAGATGGTTGGTTTGGAGATACAACATTGAATAAATGTTGTACAGTTAGGCAAGGCGCTAAAGGAAATATAACACGAATTATCCAACAACGACTAATTTCTAAAGGATATAGTGTAGGAAAATGGGGACCAGATGGCAGTTTCGGTCAAGGCACTTATAATGCAGTAGTAAAACTGCAAAAGGATAATGGTTTAAGTGCTGATGGTATTGTAGGTAAGGATACCTGGAAGGCTTTATTTAAAAAGTAACTATAAGTACATCTTATTAAAAGATAATTTTTAAAATTCTTTTGAAGATTTAAAAAAGCCTCTTTAAACTAGAGGCTTTTTTAAATCTATTATTTACATTATACCAGGGTCAACAGGAAAATATTGTGTAATACCTCCTATTGATACCATTCCAGTTAACTGTTCTCCTTTTTCATTAAAATAATATCTCTTACCACTCAAGGTTAATAAACCTGTAGTTGCGGCACCAGTTTTAATATTAAAGAAATATTTTTTTCCACCTAATACTCGCCAACCTGTTACTGCACTATTGTAATATCCAAAATAATATTTATTTCCATTTAAGTGTAGCCATCCAGTATAATCTATACATTGACCCCACTTTTGCCCATCTATAGGTTTCATAGTAAAATATCTTAATCCATTTGGAGTAGGGAATACCCCAGCTTTTTGAATTCCAGTACTAGGATCAAAGTAATATCCTTTTCCATCTATGTCTTGGTATCCTAATACATTATGTCCATTAGAAACATAATAATTATTATTATCTAAAGTATACCATCCATTTGTTAATACTGCTGTTTTAGGATTAAAATAATATTGAATTCCCTTTATATTGTAAGATCCTGTAACTGCTATTGAATCACTATTAAAATAATATTTATTTCCATTTAAATCTAGCCATCCTTTATAATTTATAGCACTTTTAGAAAAAAGTCTAAATCCAGAAGGAGTTTTGAAAACACCACTTTTTAACACTCCACTTCCTTCTTCCCAATTTCCGTTTATATTATCTGAAAAATAATATGATTTATCTCCTATAACTTGATATCCTGTTAAAAGTCTACCTTCACTATCAAAATAATATGTTTCTTTATGATTATTAAACCATTCAATTATAGCTTCGCCTGTATTTCCATCAAAATAATATTTATTGTTATTTATAATTTGCCATTTTATTTGCATTTGTCCATTATCATTAAAGTAATAATATTTATCAGATATTTTTTGTAATCCTGTTACTGCTTTACTATTAGATTGAAAATAGTATTTATTTCCATCTAAAGTCAACCAACCAGTATAATTTATAGCTCGCCCCCATCTTTTGGAGCTTGCATGTTTATTTGTAAAATATTCTAGTCCATTTGGCGTAAGAAACACTCCTGATTCTTGAACTCCAGTATTAGGATTAAAATAATACCTTTCTCCCTCTATCTCTTGATATCCTTTTTTAGCTATAAGGTTAATACTATCAAAGAAATACCATCTTGAATCAATATTAATCCATCCATATTCAAAAGAATCACCTGGTATATTTTTGTAATGAAGCTCTCCATTTATATAATATAATCCTTTTACATTATAATTTTGTAATAAAAAATCATTTAGAGATAACTCATCATAATTACTAAACTTCAAGTATATATTTTTATATTTAAACCCAAAAGATAAACCTTGCAGTATTCTTATATTAATATCTAAACCATTTGTAATTATTAAATCATCTCCATCGGATTCCCAATGATAATTATTAGTTAAAACTGAATCTATTATTAAGTGACATTTATCATGGATGCTCTGAGTATTTATAATATTTATTTGTGGATTATTTGGTATAGGATGTATAATAATTTTTTTAGTATAAACTTTAGGTATTATAATAACACTATCTATATACAAATTTTCTAAATCCTTGTCTAAAACATCAATAGTATCTGCTAGATCACCTTCTGAGTTTAATTTGTTAGAGCCAGAAACTATAACATTACATTTTTCAAAGTTAACTATTTTATAATTATTAAAGTCATTTTCCCAATATCCACCGTTTATTATCCATTTATTATTTGTGCTTAACATATATTCTAAATATCTATTATTTTCATCTACACCTGATACAATCATAAATGGGCACAATTGTATATTAACTGTAAAAAATTTTTTTATAAGAGAAAGTATATAGTCATTTACTTTTTCTTTAGAATATATCTTATCTTGTATAGTTTTAAAAACAGATGATTCTAAATAAAGCCCTTTAAGCATAATTTTATTATTTTCAATGTACAGACTGTATTTGTTTTCAGTACTATTTATTAAAAAAGTTCCTTCTACAATATATCCATCTTTATATTTAACTACATTATTTATAGGATTATTTATAAGATACTGTCTATCTTTATTTACTGAATCATAAAGATGTAGTTCTAATTCATTTTGTATAAATACTAACTTTTTTTCGTTTAGAAATATTGTTCCTTCCATATTCACTTCATCATTTATTATAATACAATTTATTGTATTATCTGAAATACTTCCTAATCCCATATAATTAATATTATCCAATAAATTATCGAAATTATTTTTAATATCATTTAAATCAGAACTAATTATTGTTATTGAATTACTTTTTTCATGATTTAAATATATACTTACTATAACTATATTATTATTAATTTTAAAAGATAGATTTATTGCTCTAGGTGTATTTTTTATACTGATAAATTGCTTTCCAATTTTAAATCCATCATTTGATACTTTTAATGTTGAAAAAATATTATTTATAAATCCATCTAAAACAAATTTATTATCTTCTATTTTAGACTCTTTTACTATATAACTTACATCAAAATTCCATATATCATTTTTATTTGATACTATATTTATATTAGTTTCATTTACAGGTAAAATAACATTATATTCTCCACCATCACCTAAAATTTCATATGAAATCTTATTTCTCATTTCATCAATAGTCAATACTGGAATTATTAACGTTTTATTTTCATTATCTAAAATCACATTAACTTTTGTATCAAAATATTCAACTCTCATATATGAAAAACTATATTCAAAAGGCGCTTCATATTTCCATGGGAATTTAGTATTTCCATTAGAATCTACATAATAATTTCGAATTAAATTTAATACTTCCACTCCATTACCCTCTTGACTATTTGCACCTGCAATAGCTGAAATCTCTGGTTTATAAAACTTATTAAGTCCTGATGGAAGTAATACTACATTTCCTTTTGGCAAATTTGTATCATTCAGTTTTAATGCTGGATATATTGATAATTCTATATAATGATCAAGACTAGGTGCACTAAAATAGTGATCTATATTTCCCCAATATGTGTGACCAGACCCACCTTCAAAACCACTTATTTTAGCATATCCATATTTAAACTTATTATATTTGAAATTTAATTCTGTAATAGCTATGTCATCATAAGGAATTATTATATTGTCTTGAATAGAAAATGGATTTTTACCAACTATTGGATAGAATTTACTGAAGTAATCTAATATTTGATTATATTTTTCTCCTAAGACAAGAATGTTATTTACAAGTGATGGAAGACCAACTAATATACCTGCAACAGGTACTGAAATAACACCTAATATCTCAGATACTGCTGTCGCTCCTAGCAGTCCCGAAATTAAGCTAGAACTTTCGAGTATAAATCCAATTGAATACATTCCAACTTTAGCTTCTATCAATTTTCTTTCAAAATTAGTTTTTACATTTTTTAATTCAGTTAAAGCTGCAATTAAATTAATTCCATCTATAATTACAGATGCTACTGATGATCCAACCTTTAATTTAGATAAAATATTAAAGTTCGCATTTAAAGCATCTGAAATTATGGTAACTATCTCTGTAGCCTCTTGAATCGTACCTATTGATAATTGAAAAATTTGTGCATATGCTTGTACTTTTAAACTAGTATTCATATTAGTCAAAATTTCAGTATAAGGCTTATAATCTATTAATAATTGCATTAACATAGCTGAATTTAATAATGATGGATTTTGTTCTATCTCAAAATCTGCCTTTTTTATAAATTTACCATTAATATCCTTAACAATTATTCCTTTTATATCATCTACAATTTTTTTATATTTATTGGTAAAATTCCATAACGAATCTGAATATGTTTTAATAACTGATGTCTCACCAGTAATTTTATTAGCTAATTTAACATTATAGTAATCTTTTTCTTTTATTATACTATCAAACAATATTATCATATTATTAGATATATTATTTTTTTGGTAAAAGTCAAGAATAATATTAGAAAAATCATGTAACCTGGAAATTTCATTTAAAATTATTCTTTCCTTAATTTGAATATTATCTAATTCAAATGGAATGTCTTCCTTTAACAGTTCTGAATATAATGTTGTAATAAGATCTGCATAAGTATTAACTAAACTTTGTTTAAGTTCTTGATTATTAGTTGTCTGAATTATAGAATTTATATCTTTTGCAAATTCAGCAACTTTATTAAGCTGCTCCACCCTAGCTGAAAGAGTATTTTCTACTTCATTCCAATATACAACATATTTATTAGATATCTGTTCAGCTATTAAATCAGTATTAGAAACCCACTTACCAAAGTAATCGAGAACCTCTCTTTTACCTTCTCTATTTATTCTTATTGCATACTTATTCGCAGAAATTTCTAGCTGATTTTTACTAAAACCTTTTGATTGAAGATCCCTACTAATTTTATTGAATAACTTTCCTACAAAAGTAGAATTAATATCTACCTTTGGAGTAAACATATAACATCCAAGTATATTTATTTTTAAATATTTATTCTTAAGTATTACTCCTTCTCTCTCTAATAAATGTTGAAGTTTTGGTTTAATAATATTAGTATATAAATCATTTACTGTTTTACCACCAAATAATTTAGGATTAAAAACATTTTCTCCATGTCCTATTAATGTCAATTTTATTTTTTTTATATCATTAAATCTAGATAATATATTATTTATATTATCAGATTGAACGATTCCATTTTCAAAATAAAATACGTTTGCAAAATCATCTACTCCTTGGATTAAAATGCTTTTATTTGGATTTTTACCAAAAACATTAACTGCAGATTCATAGCTAATGTCATCACCTTGAATTTGCAAAATCATATTTAAATCATAGTTCTCATATATTTTAGTAGAATTAACTTCCTCTATTACTTTTAGCAACTCAGAAGTAGTTACTCGTTTCCACTTATTAAAATTTAAACCATCTTCATAATTGAGAGTTCTTCCTATATAAGTTTTTATCAGTTTCTGAAACTCTTTTTCAGCTATATTACTTCTTAAAAGCCAACTACTTTTAAATTCATCATGTGTTTTTGAAAAATATAAATTATTCGAAGCCTCAAAAATCTCTTGATTTTGTGATGATAACATATCAAATGTATTTTTAATAAAATGGTAAGTATCACAAGTAGCACTGGAATAAATATTAGGTCCAGAAAAAAAAACAGTTGAATTGACTTCAGGTTTAAATCCAGATGATAAATAACCTATTATTTGCTGATAAAAGCTACTTCCATCCATAGATAAATTTTTAGGGGTTGTTTCAAGTACTAATTCACTTACACTATTAATATAGCTATCATAAGTTTCACATATTTTAAATTTTTCTTGTATAATACTATTTAATATTTCATATCTATTTTCAAGCTGACTTATGAGATTATTTAATGTTAAAGAATCATTATTTGAAATTATAAAAGCATTGCTAAAAGTTTTTTTTCCAGTTGCAGCCTTTAATCTTGATAATAATATTTCTAATTGTGATATTTTAATATCTCCCAATGGTAATATTAAATCATTAATATCATGATTTCTTACAAAAGATAATATTCTTTCTTTTATTTCAGATGGAACTTGCTCCATATACTTATATGGATAATTATTCATAAGTTTTTTTTCATTAGCTATTGCTTCAAAAATAGCTGCCTCCCAATAATTACTATCCATTCCATTAGGCTTTGATATATCATTGAATAAACTCAAATTAACTCCAGGAAGAAAATCTAAATCACAATATACACCACCATATTTTTTCAATATAGCAATTCTTAATATATCTGATGCAGCTGCTAAATTATTTGTTTGTATTAATTCTTGATAATAATAAGACTTAAGTTTATTTGTTAAAATGTTTTCAGTATTAATATCTGTAGCTCCAATTGCTATCATTTTATTATTATTATTTTCTTTTTGGTTGTTCAATTTTCCTATGTCATATTTAAAATAGTTTGATAAAAAATTTATAATTATATCATCAACAGAATTGTTTTGCTTCATATTTTCATATAACATTTTCAATTCTCTTTTATATCTATAAATTAATTTCATTCTATCAGAATAAAATTTATTATGACCATAAGTTCCATCCAAGATATTGGATTGATTCTGCTCAATTATTACTTTTGAGCTTTCTTGAATTATAGCTGTTTTTAATGTATTTACTAGCAATGAATTCTTATCATAAAATAATCGTATATTATAATCTTTATTAAACATTTTCCACATATTATAGTATTCTAAAGATTGGTCTGATATAGGACCACCTATCCAAATAAAACTTAAATTTTTACTAGCGATAGTTGAAGTTCTAGAATTTTTTATAAGTTCCCTTAGCTCAAAATACAAACTATCCCTAAAATTCTCCAAAGCTAAATTTCTTCCAGATGACGGATATTTAGTTTGATAATTATCAACTAATTCATTTAGTTTACTAAGTTTAGAATAAATCTCTTTAACTGAAGTACCCTCAATGTCTCTATTGAAATTTTCAAGAGCATCTAAAATAAGGTTATATTCTGGTTCCTTACGTTTTAATGGTATACTTGCAATTTTCATTAATTGTTCTCTTGTTATAAGCATAAAATTCACTCCTTTAAATAAATTAACTTATATTATTGATACATACCAAGTACAAAAATATAAAATTTTAATAATTTAATATTTTTGTTAATCATTACAAAATTTATTTTTCAAGTCTGTTAGTATTCTTGCTTTTTTTTGAGAAATGGCTTGTTTCGTTACTCCCATAATAGAAGCTATCTCTGATACTGTATATCCATATATATAATATAAAATAATAATATCCTTTTCTTTTATATCTAAACTTGAAATTATATTCATATATAATAATTTGTTATATTCTATATCATATACTGATAGCTTATTTAAAATCTCATGTCTATCTTCAAATGATATAATTTCATATTTGTTTTTATATAAATTATATTTCTTCTTTTTAATACTTGATAATATATAATTTATTAAAGATCTTCTTTCTAATAAATCTTCAAGTGGAAGTTTTATAATTAATTCACATAAAAATGAGTGTAATTCATCAGTATAAGTTTTATTCATTTTATCGTTAATCTTATTTGCAAATATCTTAAAGATACAATCTAAAGCTTCTTTCTTATTATTTCTTACATCTAAAATTAGTCTGTAAATTTCCAAATCACTATAGTTGTTAAATTTTACAATTTTCACATTTCATCATCCCCTTGTTAAAGATCTTACTTATACAGAGATAATTATTGATAAATTGTAAAGTTAAAAGAAGTAATTTTTGCATATTTTATAATCATATTAATAATTATATTTAAACTAAAATTATATTTTATATATTTTTATACACTAAAGATACTTTTGCTTTGTTTAAAAAATATCTTAAAAATATATGTGATATTTATCACAGTAAAAAAACTCTAGAATAATTAACTATCTAGAGTTTAAAATCATTTTTTACTTATATTTTTCTAAAAAATCCAATAAAGCAATTGAAATTAAATTCGTTTGTTGATACTGCTTATGATGCTTACAATACATTGTAAATTTTTCTAATATATCTATGTTAATATTAAAAGATCTTGTCTTAGTTTTATTTATATAATTATTTAGTCTAGAAATATCTATACTATTTTTTATGCTTTTATTTTTCCACCACTCTAACATTTTTAATATATCATCTGTATTTTTATATAGCTTATCTAATGTTGTATCTGCAACATCATAAGCACATTCCCGTTCTGCAACTCTATTTTCCTCTAGTTGTTTTGTTATATATAAGTTATTACTATAACCTTTATTAACATGAGTATTATCAAGTACTTTAGCATTTTTAGCAGTTAATATTATATCATCAACTTTACTATAACCTATATATTTATTTAAGTCCTTGTTAAATTCATATCCTTTTCCTTTAAATCTTTTTCGTACTGTAGACCTCCCTATTTGTATTTTCTTACATAGCTTAGTTAATGTGTACCCTGTCTCTAGTTTACTATTGACATAATTTATCTGTGCTTTTACGCTCATCTCATCAAATTTTTTTCTATCCATAATTCATATCCTCCATAAAGTTATGTTATAAGTATAACATTTTTATAACAATTATAACATATTTGTTATTTATTTACATATATCGTTTTTTATAGTACAATTATTGTTAATATCAAATAGACAAGTATATATATTGTATACAAAAAGTATATACTAAGTATCGTTTAAATCTTTTAAAATTAAAAATAATATATATTGTATATAAAAAGTATGTACTTTTTATATACATAGTGATATAATATTAGCAAATAATCGATTTGGAGGTATAAAAATGAATATAGGTATAGATGTTGGAAATGGTTATACTAAACTTCCGGTTGGCAAGTTTGCAAGTAGAGTAAAAATAGGTGAAAGGGTTGGATTTGGCAAGCATAAAAAAGAAGTACATTATGTTAAATATAATGATATAAATTATATTATAGGACAAGGGGCTCCTTTTACTGGAGATGAAAGATATTTTAGTGAATATTATAAAGTGTGCCTTTTAACTTCAATTGCACTTAGTGAAAACAATGAGGATTTTATAGATGCTAATGTAGTAGTAGGTGTTCCAGAAAAGAAATATAAACTAATAGGTGATAAACTAAAAAAACACATAATTGGTTATGGACAACAACAAATAACTGTTAATGATAAAGAATACACTATAAGAATAACTGATTGTATAGTTTTTATAGAAGCTGCGTATCCTATTTTAACCGAAGATGAATCTAATGTAATTGTAATTGATAATGGTGCCGGTACAATAAATGTAACGCAGTGGGAAGAACTAAGCATTCTTAATTCTGCAACTTATAATGAAAGTATGTATAAAATGTATGCTGACATATCTAGTTACTTAAATCTTAATAAAGGTTCTGATTATAAACCAACTGATATTGAAAAATTACTAAACAAGAAGACAGCAATTATAAATAATGTTGAAACTGATATAACTGATATAAGACCAATTGTTGAAAATCATATAACTGAAATAGCATCATTTATTAAAAATGATTTTAAAGTTAAAAATGCTAGTAAAATCTATTTAATCGGTGGAGGTGGTGCTGATACTATTAATTACTGGAAAAAACACTTCCCAGTAATAGAACTAGTTCCAGAAAGTCAATCTATTAATCAAAAAGTATATCAAACTGTAGCTGATAATGAATTTGGTGAGGATGATGAATAAAAGAAAAAGTAAACCAGTACCATTTAGTGATAATGAAAAACAATTATTAGAATGGGCTGAAAATCAAGACAAACCTTTTGCAACTTACATTAAAGACCTTATAAGAAAAGACATGAAAGAATCTGAATTTTTATCAAATAAAAATATGATAAAAGATGTAGTTAAAGAAGTTTTAGGAGAAATGAATTTTAATGCTCCTATTAAAGTAGAAAAAACTGAAACTACAAAGAAAAAGAAAAAAGCAATAAAAGGTGTACTAAATAGTTTAAATAGATAAGATAAGAGTTGGCACTATGCCAGCTCTTTTTATATCTTTTTATATATTTTTATATCTTTTTATATAAAACAGTAACATTTTTATATACTTTAACATATTATATAATATAAACAATTCGGAAAGGAATGTTAAAGATGAGCATTAGAATTTCAATATCATTTTCTGAAAGAAATATTGATGATATAAAAGTATATAATTATCTACAGCAAAAAAGAAGTAAAAGTATTTTTATTAAAAATTTAGTTCAAAAACACATGGAAGATGAAGAGAAAAAATTTAAAAATAATGATATATAATTTATGCTAATTTATGCATTTTAGCATAAAAAATAAGTCCAACACAGATGGTTAGACTTGTGGCATAAAAGCTATAAGTGTGCTTCGTGCTACGCTTACTCGCTTACACTTCTAGCGTATGCAATAGACTTTTAAAAGTTTACTGTTTTGCGACTTACTATTTGATAATTAACATATTGTTTACAATTTAATAGCAAAAAGTTAAAACTGTACTTGAAATAGCAACTAATCCTATACCAACCCAAAACATGTTTAACACCTCTCTAAATTAATCCTTAATATTAGTTTTACCTTTTTTAATAATTTTATACGGAGGATTTTATGAAAATTATTTTTATGTATTGTAAAAAAAATAAAACTTATGATAATAAAAAAATAAAATTCAAAAAAATAATTAAAGATATTTTATATAAAACTTTTTTCTTAGGTATGACATGTGATGCATTCACTCAAACTGTTTATGCAAATGATTTAGCTACTGCATTAGAAAAAGCAGATAATATAGGAAAAGCATTTTGGAAATTATTATTGCTTATAGGCTACTGGGTAATTGCAATCTATGGAGGAAAAGATATACTTACAGAAGTTACACAAGGGGAAACTAAGGATGTTATAAAAGTAGTAACTAAATATGGCATAGGATTTGCTTGTCTTGTTTTATTTCTTCATGCTTTAGATTTAATTAAATCACTAGGCTAGGAGGTATATAATGTTTATAAATTGTTTAGAAGAATTAATTGAAAGAGGAAAATATGTAACTCCGAGCAATACATTGAAAGAGCCTTTGATAAATCATATAGGAATTTTAAAAGAGCTTAATGAAAAGCTAACAAAATTATTTAATATAATAGATAATATTAATCATTATTTACTGCACCCTAGAAATATTTGGATTGGCTTATTTACAATAAGTTATCCTGTTGCAGTTTGCATAGGAAGTATAGGTATAATATTGTGGGCTTCTGGTTGGAAAAAAGGTCTTAAATTATCTGGATGGACTTTAATGGGATATGCCATAGTTAATATAATAGGAGTGTAGCATTATGAAAACTATTAAACTAAGTCAATATTTTAAAATAATTCATCCAACTTATATAATCTTAAAATTAATTCCAGATACATCTATAAGAAATTACAATTCTAGCAATATTGCAAATACAATTAACTCACTATATAAAGATATGAAAAATAGAATACGTAAAGATAAAAAAACATGGAATATAGAAGCACCTTTAAAGTGCAGCTTTTATATAGATATTATGAAAAATAAGGTTGATTTTTACTTTATTGTTCCAGATGCATATCAATCATTATTTAAAGAAAAATTAACAGAAACATGGTCTAAGATAACAATTGAAACAGTAGATACTATACCCAACTTTTCAAAAGATGCTTTGAGATACTATCTTTATTACAAATATGAAGATGCATTATCTTTAAAACTAGATAAAAAATCTAATGAACCTCTTAATAGTATCCTTAATACTTTAAATATAATAAATACAGATGATAGGGTTGGTATTCTATATAATTTCATGCCAACTAGTGAAAAAAATTGGACTAAAAGATATAAACACACTATTCAAAAAATAAAAAATGGTGAATCTGTTTTAAATGAAATAGTATCTCCTTTATATATATTAAAACTTATATTAACCACAATACTAGAGATAATACAAGGATTTGCTGAAGGTTTTGAAGAACTTTTTAATACCAAAAAAGAAGATAAAGTAAATTTAATAGAAAACATATTAAATAGTCTAATAATAAATGATAAAAGAGAAATATCTAAGTCCACACAAAAGAAAAAAGATACTAATATTATAAATACACAAATAGTTATTCAAAGCGATAGTCCTGATATTAATAGAAAATATAATAATGCACTAGCCATAACAGAAGCTTTTAAAAGTATAAGTGATGATAATGAATTAACATATAAAAAGTTTAAAACTAATATTAATTATACTAATTTTAAATTATCTGATGCAGCTATAAATAAAACAAGTATTGAAGAATGTCAAAATTTTTTACAACTTCCAGGAAGAGAATTATTAGATGAGCATAAATGTATTTCTAAAATAGATGTATTAGAAAGTCCTATACCTAAAGAATTAGAACAAGGTACTATGTGTATAGGGGTGAGTGAATATAAAGGAAATAAGAAAAAAGCATATTTATCTAATGATAAAGAATTTAAAAATTTAACATTATGTTTAATAGGGCCAACTAGATCAGGTAAAACTACTCTTATATCTAATTTATCTAAAGATAGTATTAATGCAGGGGAATGTACTATACTGTTTGATTTTTGTGGTAACTGTGATTTATCTAATGACGTATCAAAATCTATAAAAAAAAATAAAGTTTTAAATATAGATTGCAGTAATTTTGATAATCTACAAGGTTTAGGATATAACGAAATAACTCCTTTAAATAAAAATGTATTTGAAATATATAGATGTGCTAAAGCTAAAACAGTACAACTTATGACACTTATTAATGCACTAAGTGATAATGAAGATCTTAAAGCAAGAATGGAAAGGTATTTAGAAGCTGCTGCTTTAGTTGTATTTATATCAAATGGAAGCATTAAAAATGTATTTGATGTATTACAAGATCATATAATAAGACATAATTTTATAGATAATATTCCAAAAGATCAAGAAAACAATTTAGAAGAATATATAAGAGCATTGAAAGAACTAGATGAGTGGTCTAAACCTACAAAAGACTGTCCAAGGGAAATTACTGGAACTAAGATTAGTTATATTCAAGGTATATTAAATAGATTTGTTAAATTAAAACAAAATACCTATATGGAACTTATGCTTAAAAAGGATTGCGAAAATAATATTAATTTAGTAGATGAAATACAAAAATCACAATTAATTTGTATTCGTATGCCTGAAATAATGTTTTCAACTGAACAGGAAAAAGATATATATTGTACTTACTGGTTAACTAAAATCTGGGGAACTTTACAAGTTAGAAAATGGAATATACCCAATTCTAACGATAGAATTAAAGTTAATATAGTGTTTGATGAATTATATCAAGTTCCTAATTGTCAAAATTTTTTAAGAAGCAAATTAAGTCAAATAGCAAAGTTTTCATGTAAACCTATAATATCATGTCATTTTTTAGGTCAAATAAAAAACATAAGAAATGAGCTTAAAGCAGCTAACAGTTCCTATATGCTTATATCTGGATGTGATAAAGATAACTACAACGAACTTAAAGAAGAATTATATCCATATCAATTAGAAGATCTATTAAATCTTAAAAGATATAACAGTTTAAATTTAATAAAATATGAAGATGGTTGGTCAAAATTTATAACTCAACTACCACCTTCAATACATTAAAATAAAATTTGTGGATAACTTTCTATATCTTTAAAAAAAAATGAGAAAGTTATCCACGATATATTGCAATATTCGTATTTATAATGTAATATAAATACATAAAAACAAATATAAAACGGTTGCGTTATTTAAATAAAAGTACAAAAAATAACACATCCGTATCAATCTCTAGTTTGGCGACCGGAATTGATACGGATTCCACAAAACCTAAAAGGTTTTTTCTAAATAATTATATGTTTATTATATATAACTTATGTATATAAATCAATAGTTTTTTAAAAATCTCTTTAGGTTTCTTACAGTTATTTTTGTGTACGAAATTTAGGGAGGTTTTTTTACATGAAAAATTATGGTCAATTTAACTTTAAAAAATATACACTATATCAATTCAATATATGCTTTAAAGATGGAAAGATAAAGAATAATCTAATGGGATTCTATGGTTGGCTTATTAGAATTTCAAAAAATAATGTTATTGATATACCTAAAGAAACTTTAACAAGAATATGGAACAGAAGACAAAGCAAAAAAGCAAGTAGAGAAAAAACTACTTATAAAAAAGTTTCATCAACTACAGTGTTAAGGTGGTTACTTAAATTAGAAAAAGCTAAACTATTATTTGTAGACAGAAAAGGTGTTAATAATAAATATATACTTAATACAGATGGATCAATACATCCAAAATTCTTTGCAAGACAAAAAAAATACACTAATAAACGTATTGCTAAAAAAGATAGTCAACATATTGAAAATACTAGCGTACAAGAGTTAGAGAATGTCCATAAAAACAATAAACTAACTACTATAAAAGATAAAGATATTCTATCTAATAACAGTTGCCAGAATCATGCAACTGAGAAATTCAATTACAAATCTTATTTAGAAAATCAAGAAAAAATAGCTAGTGTAAAAGAAATGTTAAAAATAATAGAACAAGGATTTAAAATAAAACGTGTTAAAAGTACTAAAATAAAAACTAAAGTATTAAACGTTCTAAATTATGCTACAAGTATAACTAAAGCTAAAGCATTAAACTATGTATTTATAGCAATAGATAATGCTAGAGAATGGTACTATAGAACACGTAAGGAAAACTATTTTGGAAAAACTATTAAGATAGATAAATTTGACAATTATCCTCAAAGAGATAGCAGTATTATTTTAAACAAATTAAATTCTCTAGGATATTAAGTTAAAAAACACTAGATTAATTCTAGTGTTGATTACGAATTATATAACTTACAATTAAGTCAGCTGTATAGATTTTAGAATCTTCCTTATCGCTTTTATTAGTTATACAACAAAATATGTCTGAATCTGGAATATTAAGATTATATAATTTCTTGCTTAATGATTTAGTTAATTCGCCAACTGATTCTTTAAATTCTGTTAGAACTTCATAAGTTTCGGTTTTAAAATTATAGGACACAGTTAATTTATCACCATCTTGTACATATTCTAAAGATTGTTGTCTACTTATACCAAATTCATCTTTTTTAGTTGTTTTAGTTAATTTTGTTTCAACGTTATTATATATTTTATTTTTATTATCATAAAAAAATATATCAATGTTCATTGTTTTTATGTTAATACGTTTAAGTTTGGCAATTACTAAACCTTTTTCTTTATGAAATATATGTGTAAGTATTTTGGGATGTTCATATCTTGCTAGGTATCCCAATTTAATACCATTTTGAATTACTTTTACTGCATATTTATCAAACTTATTTTTTTCAAATACAAGATCTACTACATCATGTTTTAATTTAGTTTTATCAGGCTTTGAGTATTGAACACCATTTACTCTTGCATTTTTAAATTCATATTTTAAATCAAAATTTTCAGGAATATTTGTAGTATCAAATGCATATTCATATGTTTTAATATTATTTTTTATATTATTATTAAATACCTTTTTTAAAAATTTAAACATTATTATTCATCCTCATATATAGTATTTTCTTCATTATAATATTTTTCTAATATTTTAGATATTATATAACTTACAGATCTATCTTCATACTCAGCAGTATATTTAATTTTCTCTAATAATTTTTTAGAAATAGTAACGGAAACTCTAGCATTTTCTTTTTTTATCAAGCGTACCACCTCCATAAAAAGATTATATATAAAAGTGATACACTTGTAAGTTTGGTGATGTACGGTACAGCACTAAAAGTGTATTATTTAAATAATTCTAATGGATTTATATCTAGAATATAAGCTAGTCTATTTACAGTTCTCAATGTGGGACTTTTCAATCCTTGTTCTAATTTTGAAATGTAACTTTGACTTATGCCACTCAATCTTGATAAATATTTCTGAGACATTTTAGCTTCTAATCGTTTCTCTTTCAAATTAAAAATTAATTCTTTATACATAACACCTCATTAAATATTTTGTAAAATTCAATTTTATTAAATCTTAACCCCAAAAATAATTAAATTACAATATAAAAAATGTTGAAATTTGTAGTAAAAAATCTAAAAATATTCCCGTTAGGAATATTTAGCTATGATATAATAATTTTGTAATAAGAACTAGTTTTTTTACAACTTAGTAAAATATAATAATAAAAAATGCATATTAGATAATATTCACATAAGTATACTTAAATATTAATAAAATTATTAATAATGTTTTATTTCATAAAATCAAACTATTATGAAGGAAAAAATTTTTTATAGCATGCAAAAATAAAAAAAGTGCTTAATATTAGCAGCATATTGCGAACTAATTTAAGAAACACAAAATTGATAAACTGTTAAACAGATCTATTTGAATATATTTTTAGAAAGTTGTATATTAAAGATGCGCAAAAAATAAGGACTAGTCCCCTAATATTGTATAGGAGGATAAAATTATGGAATTAGAATATACAGAGGATATTTATAATTTATTAGATGAATTAATTGAAGATATAGAAAAAACACAAGATTAATCTTGTGTTTTTTTTTGGTCTTTTTTTATTTTTATTTCAGCTTGTAAAATTTTCAATATATATTTTAGTTCTTTTTCAGGAATTTCTCCATTTGGACCAAACATATTTTTGTCTACCATATAATCTAGTAATACATTTAAAGCATTTAATGGTTTATATTCATTCATTTTTTCAACTTCATTACCTATCCACCATTCAATTGTTTGATTACTAAAGTTTGATAATTTAATAAGAACATTTTTGCTGGGTGGTCTGGTACCAGCTTCTAACATACTTATTATAGCTCTAGATATACCACATCGTTTTGAAAATTCTTCTTGTGTTAAATGTAGACTAGTTCTATAATTTTTTAGCTTTTCAGCAAACATAATTAAATACCTCCGTTTCATATCCTACAATATATATTATATGCAACATTTTGCGACAATGCAATAGTTATTTTATAATATATGCATTTAAATGAAACAATATGTTTCTTATAGAAAAATTAAGAAAAATAAAGGAAACTAGGGTACAATTAAAATAATGAATCTAAATCAAAATTGATTAATGCTTCAATTTGTTGCAAAATATAGTCAAGGAGGTGTGAGATGTATACAATAGCAACAAGAAAATTAATTAATGCTAGATTAAAAAGTGGACTTAATATAAAACAAGCAGCAAAACAATCTGGTATAAACAGAACAACTATATATAGATTAGAAAAAGGACAAAATAAAACTCCACAGGCTTCTACATTAGCAGCATTAGCAAAAATATATAAAACAGACATAAATAATTTGTTAGAGGAGGGATAAAAAATGGATGAAATCTATGAGTTCTATGATTTACTTGATGAAATTATAGAACAAATTGAGCAAGATGATATGACGCAATAAGGAGGCATAGATATGGCAATTGTAAGAGTAGAAAAAGATAGAGAGAATCCATTTATTGTCATAAACAAATCATTTGTTTATGACAATAAATTAAGTCTTAAAGCAAAAGGATTAATGAGTTATTTTTTAAGTAGACCTAATCATTGGGAATTCTATGTTGAAGAAATAAAAAAACATACTATAGATAAAGATAGAGCTATAAGTAGTGCCATAAATGAATTAATTAAATTTGGTTATATAGAAAGAGAACAAAAGAGAAATTCAAATGGTAGATTTGGAGGTGGATATGATTATGTAGTATACGAGATACCCCAAATGCAAAAAACACCGAAACGACAAAATGCCGAATCGGTAAAACACCGAAACGACAAAATGCCGAATCGGCAAAATGACGTATTAGTAAATAATGATTTTAAAGTAAATAATGATTTTAATAATAATAAAGAGGACAACCCATTAAAAGTATATATAAACAATATAATTCCAACACCAGGAATAATAGATATTGAAACTTTAAACGATTGGACAGAAAAAGTAGGAGCGGATATGGTTATATATGCAATTAATATTGCTACTAAAGCAAATGTAAGAAGACTTAATTATATAGAAAAAATATTAATTGATTGGGAACGAAATGCAGTTAAGACAGTTGAACAAGCAGAAGCTTATACTGCAAGTAGAAACAAGAAAAATAAAAAAAATGCTGATGAAAATAATAGCAAACAAAATTTATCAAATAAACCATTTGACTTAGGAGAGAATTTATTATGAATGAAATAAAGGCTTTACCAGCAGATGTAGAAATAGAATGTAATTTATTAGGCGAGCTTTTTGCAAATAATAATTCAATAAATGAAGTTATAGAAATACTAGAACCAAACGATTTTTACAGTTCTGCTAATGAAATAATTTTTAGAACTATAGTAAAACTTTATATGGAGGATATAAAGCCAGATGTAATTACTGTAGTTAATGAAATAGGGACTTCAAGATTATCACAAATTGGTGGAATAACTTATGTAAGTAAATTGATTGGTAGTGGTATAGGGAGTTCTAATACGAAAAAGTATGCTGAGATAATTAAAGAAAAGTCTAACAGAAGAAAACTTATAGAAGCAGCTAAAGAACTTGTTGAGAAAGCATATAAAGAAGAAAACAATATAGAAGATTTAGTAAATGATACACAGGACAAATTGTTAAAAACTACACAGATGAATAAAAATGTAGTTTATACAGATCAAGATTTAATGGCATATACATTAGAAACTATGGAACAAAGATATAAAAGTGGTGGGGAAATACCAGGAATGAGAACAGGTTTTAGGACTTTAGATAATGCAATAAATGGATTAAAAAGGGGAAATCTAAATGTAATAGCCGCAAGACCATCTATGGGGAAAACATTATTTGCGCTAAATTTAGCAGATGGATTAGCGGAACAAGGATATAAAGTAGTGTTGTTTGAAATGGAAATGACACCAGAAGATTTAGGAATGAGGAGATTAGCATCAAAAGCTTTAATAGATTCTGTAAAAATAAATAGAGGGCAATTAAATAATGAAGAATGGAATAATGTAGCTCATAAAGCGAGTGCAATTGCAGGGAAAAATAATATATTTACAGATTGCAGTGTGAATTTATCTATAGCAGATATAAAAGCTAGAAGCAAAAGATTAAAGCAAAAACATAATCTTGATGTAATAATAATAGATCATTTAACCCTAATGAAAATGTCTAGGAAAGATAGAAGAGATTTAGAAGTAGCTGATACAACAATGCATCTTAAATTTTTAGCTAAGGAATTAGACGTTACCATAATACTTTTAAGTCAACTTAATAGAGGTGTAGAACAAAGGACAGATAAAAGACCGATGTTATCAGATCTTAGAGAATCAGGAGCAATCGAGCAAGATGGAGATGTGATTATGTTCTTATATAGAGATGAATATTACGACCCTAACAGTGAGGAAAAAGGTATACTTGAAGTAAATATTGCTAAACAGAGAAACGGAGGAACTGGTATATTAAAGTTCTATTATAAAAAAGAGTTTCAAAAGGTGGGAGAATTATATGGATAGATGGGATATTTATGAGGTACTAAAAAATAATAAGGATATAAAAATTAAAGAAATAGAAGAAACAAATTCTCAAGAAGTTAAGGAAGGGGTAATAGAATTTTTGTTGATGAAAAATCATACAAGTTTGAAAATTCAAAGAAGTGGACAAATTGTTACTACTCAAAAATAGTAGATTGTCAAATAAGAAAGGAAAAAATTATGAATAGAGATGAAGATTTAAAACAGGAAATAAAAGAAAAATGGTTTAAGGACCATAAGGCTAAACTTATCGATTGTGGAAATATCAAGATTTTAGAATGGAAAAAGCCAGGTACTATTTGTTTCTATACTAGATATGTATTTGATGGAAATAAAATTTATATATCAGGTGATTTAGGTGAAGCAATATTTAATCTGACATGGAATGCAGATATACATTCATTTAATGACATCAACATATCATATTTTTATGAGAAATTAGCAGCATTTAGTGATAGTAAATATGATTTTGATTCTGATGAAGCGGTTAGAAGCTTAAAGGAATGGAAAGAAGAATTGCTTCAAGATAGAGTATTTGTAAATGAATATGAAAAAATAGAATTTATGGATAATATAAGTGCTTTAATATTAGCGGCAGATAGCTGTAGCAGTGAAAATGAATGGGCTTATGAATATGTAAATGGAGAATATAATGACTTTATTTCACATGAAGATTGTGATTATTGGGAATGGATTTATAATATAGGTAGAGTTATACCTAGCAGGATATATGGATACTTAATAGGATTACAAATGGCATCAGAACAATTAAAAGATTCGCAAAAATAAAGGAAGGTGAAATTTGATAATGGAACAGTGTAAGGTTTGTGGAAAAAATTTAGACATAAAGGTACATGACATAATAAAAAGAAATCAATGCAGTGTAATGTCACAAGCACCAATAAATAAAGTATGTTTATGCTCTAAACATAGTAGATATGCACTAGATGTTAGATCTAAGCTGTATTTGCAAAAGAAGCTATTAAAATTATTTAGCAAGAAATATTATCACAAGGATGAGATAGAACAGTGAAAATGAATGGGCTTATGAATATGTAAATGGAGAATATAATGACTTTATTTCACATGAAGATTGTGATTATTGGGAATGGATTTATAATATAGGTAGAGTTATACCTAGCAGGATATATGGATACTTAATAGGATTACAAATGGCATCAGAACAATTAAAAGATTCGCAAAAATAAAGGAAGGTGAAATTTGATAATGGAACAGTGTAAGGTTTGTGGAAAAAATTTAGACATAAAGGTACATGACATAATAAAAAGAAATCAATGCAGTGTAATGTCACAAGCACCAATAAATAAAGTATGTTTATGCTCTAAACATAGTAGATATGCACTAGATGTTAGATCTAAGCTGTATTTGCAAAAGAAGCTATTTAAATTATTTAGCAAGAAATATTATCACAAGGATGAGATAGAACAACTTTTAAGAATAGATAGAGAAGATGTAGATAATCTTGTTAGAAATTTAAATTGGAAAAAAGAAGGTTATGAGAATATGGAGATTATAAAGACATGTATGGGTGGCATACTTTATGCAAAATAGGAGGATTAAAAATGAAAAATACAGGAGTAGTTAGAAAAGTGGACCAACTAGGTAGGGTCGTTTTACCAAAAGAATTGAGAAGAATTTTAGACATTATTGAAAATGAAACAAGCATGGAAATTTTTGTTGAAGGAGAACAGATAATTTTAAAGAAGTATCAACCAGCTTGTATATTCTGTGGAGATGCTAGAGATGTTGTAAATTACAGAGGAAAGAACATTTGCAGGAATTGTTTGAAAGAATTAAAGGAGGGAAAATAATATGAATACAATAGCAATTGCATTATTAGTAAATGCAGCAGCAATAGTTACAACTGGAGCAGTAATAACTAAAGAAATAAAAAAAGTTAATAGAAATGTGAAAAACAACATGGAAGTTAGCTTTAACAATAACAAAAGCTTAGAAGACTTTAAGAAAGATTTAGATGTAACTGGAGCAAAAGAAGAGTTAAAGCATCATATAAGTAGCGAATTCATGGGATTATCTTTTAGGGGGTTGCAGTTAAATCTAATAAATCCTAATGCTAAAGGAAGTGACAAGTAAATGGAATATATAAATGATGTAACTATAAATGAAGCTGTAATACATGTTTTGGACAATAATGCTGATGAACCAGTTTTAAATGAATATAAATTAGAGTTGAATGAAGAAGTATATACATTTTTAATTAAGCACATAAAAAAGTGTTTTAGAGATGAAGAACTTAAATATGCTATTTTCAATGAAGAAAAGAATAGTGTTAAAGAAGTTTCACAAGAATTTTTGAACAGTGAATGTGACTTTTTAGATACATCAAAAGAACTTGCAAGACAGATGTTTATACTTATGAGGTCAAAAGGAAGTATATCATCATGTGATTTTGTTGTGGCCCATATATCTACAGAGTATGGGCCAATGCTTGGAATTATGAAAATGGATTATGTAAAAAGTTATTTTCATACAGTAGATATTGTAGATGAGAAAATAGATATTAATATAATTTCACAACATACAGGATTACCAGGTGGTGGACAAAAAATAAGTAAATGCGCTTTTATTAAGCCAATTAGAGAAAATGATTTTGATTTAATGCTTATAGATAAGAAAACTAAGAATAAAACAAGTGAAGAGTATGGATCTAGTTATTTTACTGATTACTATTTAGGTTGCAGAATAATAGATAATGAAAGAGATATAACAAAAAGTTTTGTTGATGCAGCAGAAAGATGGACAAGGACAAATTTAAAAGAAAATGCAGAAATGCAAGAAAAGATTAGAAAGACTATAAAGGATAAGCTAAAAGAGGAAGAAGAGTTTGATGTAAAAGAAGTTGCTGAAGAGTTGTTTGGAGATGAAACAGTTGATAAAGAAAGCTTTATAAACTTTATTAAAGAAGAAGGTAGAGTTGAAAAAGTAGCAGTAGACAAGGAATGGGTAAATAAAAAGTTTAAAAAAATAAGACTAAAAATTGATAAGGATATAGATATTTATTTAAATGAAGATGCTTACAACGATAACAGTAGATTTGAAATAAAGAGAAATGGTGATGGAACTATAAATATGATTATAAAACATGTTTCAAATTACATTGAAAGATAGGGGGAATTAGTAATGAATAGAGTAGTGCTTATTGGTAGAACTACAAAGGATCCTGAATTAAAGTTTACACCAGGAGTAGGAAAGGCGGTAACAACTTTTACGTTAGCTGTAAATCGTAGATATAAAAAAGATGGACAACAAGAAGCTGATTTCATTCCTATAGTTGTTTGGGGAAAAATTGCTGAGAATACAGCTAACTATGTTAGCAAAGGTAGTCAAGTTGGTGTAAGTGGTTCAATACGTACTAGAAGTTACGAAGCTAAAGACGGAACCAGGAGATATGTTACTGAAATAGTAGCTGATGAAGTACAGTTTTTAGATTCAAAAAATAAACTTAGTAATGAAAATAAGGATGATGAAATAGATCCATACGATGCCACACCGGCAAATGATGGAGAAGATATACCATTTTAGGAGATGAGTATATGGAATTGAAAAGCGAGATAGATGAAGTCATAAGATTATACAACAAAGGGCATGCAGTAAATTTTGCTATAGCTATAGTGAAAGAAAGGAGAAAAGAAAATGGGGAAAAAGACTTGGACAGAAGAACAAGAGAGATTTTTAGAAGATAATATTAATATAATGACTTATGAAAAATTAGCAAGAAAACTTAATAGGAGTGTTAATGCTGTTGCTGCGAAAGCTAAAACAATTGGGTTAAATAAAAAAGAAAGTAGAGATATAAAAATGCTTAGAGCAGAAGCAAAACTAGAGAGTAACGGAAGAAGAAAAATGAAAGAATTTAATTTTAAAATTAATATTGGAGAAAAAGTATTAATTACAACTAGAGAATACAAGCAAATAAATAAGCTTAGAGGAAAGGTTATAAGTAAAAATAAAAACTTTATAACAGTTCAATCAAAACACTATAAAGAAAGCTTTTTAATAAGAGATTTTTATTGTGGTATGGCACATATAGGATAGGGGGAACAGTTGTGGATTTAATAAAGTTAGCAAGTATGCAAAAAAAGTTAGACAGTTTTATATCTAAAGAAAAAGAATTAGGAGATCCGTATGATAAAAAGTTTTTAAAAAGTAGAATTTTAGCTTTAAAGGTAGAAATAGCTGAATTAGCAAATGCAACACGCTGTTTTAAATATTGGAGCAATAAGGGACCAGAAAGCAAGGAACGTATTTTGGATGAAGCAGCAGATGTATTACATTTTATATTAAGTATTATAAATTTAGAAAATATAGAAACTGTAAAGCTGGAAAAGACAAACAATATGATTTCAAAAGGTTTAGATATAAAAAAAGAAAGTGATTACACTGTATTGAGAGAAAAATTAATAATTCAATTTAATTTATTATTTCAATATGCAGAAAAAGAAAAATGGTTAATAGTTATTGTAGAATTAGCATATAGCATTTTAATGATGGGATTTACATTAGAAGAGTTACAAGAAGCTTACTTAAAGAAACATAAAGAAAACTACAGAAGACAGGAGCAGGGATATTAATTTAATAGATACTAATGTCATATGAGAGTATTGTTATAAAATCATATTCTCATATGACATTCAAATGATAGTGATTTGGGGGAGAAGAAATGGAGGAAAAGAAAAAAGAGAAGAAGGAGAAAAAAGAAGTAGTTAAAGGTGGAGCAGTAAAAGAGAGTAAGGGTTGGAGATATCAGGAGTTAAAGATAGTAAATTGTACAAAAGGGGGTATATATGAATAAAGAGAACAAAGCGTTTTGTACTAAATGTAACAAGATAGTTAATTACAAAGTAAGAAAAGATGTTATTAAGTACTACAGAGAAGTAGAAGTAAACGTAGAGGAGAACATAGCAGTCTGCAACGAATGCAATGAGGACATTTTTGTAATGAAGTTAGAAATCGATAATCTAAAAAGATTATACGAAAAGTACGGACAACTAACAGGTATATGCATGAAGTAAGGAAAGTAGGTGTTAACAATAAAGTGCCCTAATTGTAAAGAAGAAATGATAGAAATTGAATTTAAAGATGGTCATAAAGAATATGAGTGTTGGGACTGTAAACTAGCATTTGAAGAAAAGTTAACCCTTTTAGGTAGAATACTACGGAAATTAAGAATTATATAGGAGTGATTAAGATAGAAGCATTTAAAGTTGTAAGTTTAATAAGAAAATATGAAAAATGTCCTTGCTGCGGCAATGATAAAGTTGGGAACGGGGAAGGCAAATTAATAGTTGAAGAAGATACATTTAAAAGATCATGTAAATGTGGATTTGAAATAATCGTGGATGAAGATGGGAAAGAAATAAAGGGGTGAAATATTGGATATTAAAGCAATAATAAATAATGCAATTAAAGTAGGTCATACAACCGTTTATCCTATTGAAAAATTTACTATTGAGGAATTAGATCACTTATCAAGACTCGCTAAAGAAAATAATATAAGTTTAAAAATACAAACAGAATACAGTAATTTTTATCAAGGAACATTAGTTACAGTACAGAGAAATTGGGATACTGTAGAAGAAGAGTTAAAAGAACAAGAAAGTAATTTTGAAATAAGAGTATTTAATCATAAAAATAATAAAGTTGCTTATAAAAAATTAACAAAATATCAGGCAGTAAAGATTAATAGAATACTGGATTTAAAATGGAGTTAAGTTCACAAAAATAAAGGGGGAAGAACGGAGTGGAATGGAGGGAAAAACTAAATAAGTTACTAGATGGAGAATTAAAACTGTTTGAGGAAGATTATGTACATGGAGTATCTTGCATCTACTTAAAAGAAGGAAAAAGAGTAAAAGCAAAAATAGATTTTAAAAATAAAGTAGTATATAGCCTTAATGGACAAGTATTAAGGAGGTGCAATTGATGGCATGGGCATTAGCAGCATTGGTTGTTATATCTGGAATAGTAATTTTTATAGAAGCGTTAGTTTTGCTAATAGCTAAAGAAAAAACAAAAGACAATGTTAAAAAGTTAGATAGACCAGATCTAATAGAATTAAATAAAAGGAGATAGCTAATGACTGATAAAGAAAAATTAAAAAAGAAAATAAATAGTAAAGTAAATGAATTGATTGATGGAGCAGCTCAAATTGGAAGCATAAATTTTTTTGAGATAAATATAAAACATACAAAAAATGATTTGATGATAGAGTTAAAAAATAAATATAAAGATAGAGTATGATCAACATATGAAAGGCATTATTTAGTATTAGATAATGCCTTTCATTTATTATATTTTTAAAGTTATTTTTTTAACAAAGTCTTTCATTAAGTAATAATATAAAAAATCTATGTTACTAATGTCAAAAATGGATAAAAAACCAGGCTTGTCAAATGAGAAAATGCAATAGAAAAATAAATATAATAGAAAAATTAAGATACATATAGAAAAATAAGTTTAAATATAAAATAAATTTAAAATATGATTAGAAAACATAATATATATGTTATGTATACAAAAACAAAAAATAAGTACTATAATTGAGAATATAGACTATATTAAATAAATCTAAAAAACAAGCTTGAATTACATAAATGTAAATTTAATACATATAGGTTGAATATAATTCAGTTTTAAAATACGTTATACTTAAAGTAAGTAATATCAATACATAGAGCAACATCAAAGAAAAAGAATAATGGAAATTAATAGCAATTTCAAAAATCCGTAAATTCAATCGCAGAAGCGTGAATTAACGTGAATTATAAGGGGGGAATTCAAATTAATATTTTTTTACAAGAGTTGAATGATTATGGTATAGAGAAAGAAGAAATTAGTGGATATATAAAAATAATTAATAAGATTCCTTTTGAATATAAGGAAGAGATACAAGATTATATACTTAATAAGATATTTCAAAATAAGAGATTTAAAACGATAGAAAGTTATTGCTGTGACTTGATTGAGTTCATTAAATATTTAGAGAAAAGAGAAAAGAATATACATGATCTAAAAGATAAAGATTTAGAACAGTATAAAAGATATTTACTAAAGCACAATTTGAAACCTAAGTCTATAAATAGAAAACTAACATCAATAAATCAGTTTTTAAAGTTTAATAATAAACAAGTTAAATTTACTAAGATAAAAGAGCAACAACAAAACTTTTTAGATAATGTATTAACTAAACAAGAAATAGATGAGTTAATAAGATGCTGCGGAAACAATATAAGAGATAAAGTTATAATAATGACGTTATATAAAACTGGGCTAAGGGTATCAGAGTTAATAACATTAACAATTAAAGATGTAAAAAAGAAAATTGTAAAAATCGTAGGTAAAGGTGGGAAGCATAGAGATGTAATAATACCACCAGATTTAAATGAAGCCTGGAACGAATACCTAAAAGTAAGAAAGAAATGTGAAAGCAATAAACTATTTATAGGAAAAAGAGGACCATTAAAAAGGGGTAGCATAAACAAAATAATAATTAAGTATGCAAAGAAAGCTAAGATAAGTAAAGCTAAAGCACATCCTCATAATCTTAGACATGCTTATTGTAAGTACTTAGCTGATAAGGGTACACCTATTCAAGACATAGCTGATTTAGTAGGTCATAAGAGTATAGACACTACAAGAATATATACTAGAAAAACTCAAGAGGAACTATTAGCAATTATAGAAGATATGTAA